GATTCGTGTCTGCCTCGTTGCGACGGTCGAGATACTCGTTGAACGAAATATACTTTAATTGTTTTTCCGCCGTGGATGCGGACTCTTGTACAGTAAAACTATCATAGTCAACAGTTTTTGCATCTGACTCTCTGGAATACTCTCCTGTGCCCGCAGTAGTCGTAAAAGACTGATTAACAACAGTAAACGGCCACTCAACTTCGGAGTTGATAATGTCTCGCTGTGCTTTGTTAATGAAGTCTTTGACTGACGTTTGGATGCCGCGTGTCGAAGAAACTGTGGTAATCTCCACCTCATTGATCTCTCGTAACACAGCATTGATAAGTTCTAGAAATGTCATCTATCGTACCTTGCGATATGCGCGGGTCTTCTTTGCTATCTTCTTCGGTTGCCTAGCAACCTGTTTACCCGCCTTCGTGGCCTTACGCTTTGCGCGAGTCGTAGCAGCGTACTCCTTCGCGGAGAGCGCCTTGATAGCCTTTTCCGGTAGATATCTTTCCCCGGTAGCTTTCGGACCTTGTGTGGACGGCTTGCCACTTTTAGTGCGCCACTTCTGCTTAGTCCACGCTGTCAAAGAGCGTTGGCTCTTCTTCTTCGGCATCCTTCATCTCCATCGTGAGAGTAGCGAGTGCAGCCAGCTTATCCTGCGCGTCACCCCATTTCGTAAGCGCCGCGTCCATCTCCTCCAACAAACCCGGATGTTCACCGATACCCACCGGTTTATCCAGATACACTTGGAATACAAACTCTGCATCTGCCATCTCCGCTTGATATTTGTGTTGTAGCGCCTGTATAGCCAGCTTGTGCATGTCAACCCCCAAATACACCTAGTATATCATAAAAGTGTGTATTTTGCAAGTAAATTATAGTTTGCCCTGATGGTGAGCCAGTAAGAGAATAAAGCCTACAAGGGTTGCTAGAAGTGCGGACGAGATCATTATAATGAGAGTCCAGTCTATCATCTTCTGACGGCGCTTGGCTGCAGCTACCTCTGCCTCTCGTCGTGCAGTCCGTGCCTTTGCCTGAAAGCGTTGCCAGTCACCCCATAAGCCGGGACGCCCAGCGTAAATCATAATCTGTTTGAGTTGTTCTTCTTGCTCTCGTATCTGTTCGAGAGCCATGAATTCTTCGAGGTCTGATCCGTTGCCCTTCTTGCTTGCCTTACGTTGCAGGTCTTCCTTTGCACCCACAAAGTTAGCAATAGCACTACCCGCAGCGGCAATGTCCTTGCCGTTCTGTACCGCTGTCTTGATCACAGCGAAGGCAGCATTTGCAGCAGCAAGCTCGGCTAACATCAGTAAACTCGTACACTCTCATCAACTAATTTAGGCAGGCAGTATGCCGTCACCTTTTTCCCTTGTTTGTGTAAGGTTTGTGCGTACCATACGCATTCATTCAAATCTCGGAAGTACATGTCACTGCTGACTTGACGCTTGTCCTCTCCTGTGCCAAGAAAGACAAGCAGGAGAAAGACGTGCTTCATTGTTAGTCGCGGTAACCGCCCCCTGCTTTTTTGTAGGCTGACGCAAGCATCTGGGCTTTACGCCCCGACCACTGTCCCGGGCGTCCGCCCTTGCCACCGGCCTTGATGCGGTTGAAGAGACGCTTTCTCATTCCGGGCTTAGTGTAGTTGCCAGCCTCATTAACTCTACTCTTGCTCTTCTTTTTAGGGCGCGACGATTTGCCAGCTTTTCTAATCCGGCCACCTTTCGCTTTCTCTTCAACACCCGTGATCTTGCCAGCGTTGGCTGTTGCATAGAAGACTTCTTCACCCTTCTTACCCCCGTATGTGCGTTTCATGGAAGACATGATTTTTTCACCTTTGTCTGTGAGGGGCATCAGAACTCTCCCTTGACCATCGCGTCCGAGAGCTTTGTGGCCCGCAAACCTACTTGTTTCGCCCATCTGGAATCGAGCATCTCCCGCCCAGCGGCGTCGAACTTGCGCTCGTGGATCGCAGCCCACATGCGCTTGAATTTACAGAGGCGTGGCACACCCATATTGAAAGCCATGTCCATCAGGATCAACTGACGTACGGCATCCAAGTCATTGACGACAGGCTGCACACGGCACAACTCGTCCTCCACAATCTTGATGTCGTTCATGGCAAGATAACGTGCATCCGCTTCTGTGATACCGTGTTCGTACACGATAGCCATCGACGGAATGTCCATGTAATCGAGTTCTTCCTTACTGATCCCCCGGTCTTTTAAATTGCGCCCGATACCAATAGTGTCGATGCCGAGAGTGTCCTGATACACGGTAAGGACCAAGCCCTCGTGTGCAATCAGCTTGTCTAAGAAATGTGATGTGTTATATTTCATTTGTTCGTCTCATGTCCCATCCACACTGCGAACGCTCCCGTCATCGCCCCCGTCACCACACTTACAAGTGCAGCCTGTTGACTTGTCGGGTCCGCTAGTCCCATGAACCACTCCACCACGCGCCATGCCGAGATCGACACCCCCAGCATCATCAAACGGGGGAGTATCTTCCACTTCAGTATGCGCTCCATAGTGACTTCGGCCATGCCTACTTCTTCCCAAAGAATTTAGTAGCTGAACGAACGCCAAATGAGGCAGCAACGATAACCCCCAAAGAATATTGATACCATTGCGGCATAGCTTCGAGTTGCTGGAATCCATTGGCTACTACCCCCTCCATGCCCGGAATGAATGCAAGAACTAAAGGAACCGAAAACAAAATAACCAACCACTCGTCCTTCCACGAGGATTGGCTACCCTTGATCGCTTCCAAGTCCCAGTCGATTTCACCGGTTGCTTTCTTCTCCATGATGGTCGCTTCTGCTTTCGCTCGTGCAACCTTTGCACCGGTCTCGGCCTTTGTCTTTTCGACCTTGCCCTCTAGCCATGTACTTGCAAGGCTAGACAGCGGGCCGATCAATGCACTTAGCATTTCCACCTCTTCCGCGCCTGTCGTAGGCGGCTATTCGGATTCTTTGCAGCCTTCGGGAACTTCTTCATCTGACCTGCAGAGCGGGCACAGAACGACTTACGTCGCTTTGCGTCCTTGCTTCCGGGTTTTACTTTACCTGTGACTGCAGTCTTGAGTTTGGAGCCGGGGTTCTTGCGACGATACGCTTTTACCCCGGCTTCCGTCATACCCGCGCCCTTCTTGGTGGGGCGAAAATTCTTTTTATTACGGGCAGGCATCTTGTCGGCTTTACGTGCCATCTATATCCCCTTTGGGAAGTTTCTAGTAGGCCGATCAAATTTTTGGCGCATTTTTTTCGGCTTGGTAGGCATGTTTGAGGGAGCATCGTCGCCTAGACGTTTTATAGGTAGTTGCTCTTCAAAATTACGACCCACCCCCAGTTTGTCTGCCTTTCTATTTCGATCAATAGCAGACAGGTAGTCGTTCTCTACCTCTGCGCTAGGCAGTGCCCGTCTACCTCGTGCCTCTTTGCCCATGCTACCGTTTCCTTGCAGTTTGAGCCGCACGTTTAAAGTTGCCGGTTGTTGGTGCGCCTTTACTGCCAGCCTTACGCATCTTCTCGCCGCTACCTGCTTTGATGCGACGACGCTTGGCTGCAATGTTGGCATATAGTCCGGGACGTTTCGCCATCAGCTTACGCCTTTACGAGCTTGTAGCCTTTTGCTTTAGCTGCGGCACGAACTTGTGCAAGAGTCATGGCTGGCTTCTTTGCCGCCTTCTTTTTCTTGCCGCCTACTGCGCCACCTTTTGCATAGCCTTTAGACTTCATGGCAGTACGACCGCCTTTACGCATCATCATCTTACGACCGCCGCGCATCCCGCCTTTTGCCATGCCTTTACTCTTCATCATCTTCTTCATAACTGTTCTCCGCATAGAGGTTGTCGAATACCCGTGCCGTATCACTGACGTAGTTCGGGTCTTGCTTTGAATGATGGACCCACTGACTAGGAGTGAAATCCGGCGGGCCATCGCCCGTTACAAACCATGCAGGGTTAGTTACCCTGACTCGGTTATTCGGAAGGGCAACCATGTTGCCTGTCCACTTGCCAGCATCTAGCAGTTCGAGTACATGACTCTGCTTGTGTTGTGCTGGATCGTCCGCTACTTCAGTGTCTGTGTAGTCTACAGTGAAGTAATACTTAGCCGGATAGAACTCTCCGTCTATCTTAGCCAGCCACGGACACGGTGTGCCTCTGTTGAGTACAAATACTGAGTGGTGATGTGACTGACAGTCCCACGGCTGTGCCAGATAAGTAGGTATAGGTTCAGGCCACTCATCTAAGGGTGTGTCCCCTACTAAGGCTGTGAGGGGCATACGTGCCCACATCGCTCCGCCGTGTACGTTTTCATCTTCCTCGCAACCCGTAAATAGAACTTGAAAAGACAGGGTACGCATAGGCAGGGTGGTTACACCGATGATCATGGCATGTAAAAATTCACCATGATATCTGTCGTGATTTGTTGTATACTCGCGCCGCACCCACGCCTTAAAATACGGCACATTACTTGTGATGTAGTTCATCAGGAACACTCCTCTAGGGGTTTACCCCGGCAGGGGATTCCTGCTTTTATCACATAAAAGAAAGTTAGTCAAGGGGGCAACACGCCCCCCTGACAAGTTTGTTATGTGCCGGTCGAAACCGTAGCAGACTCAACAGGGTTCTGCGACACGTCGCACAGGACGGCGTGTACACGGAAACGCAGTGCAGTCGTACCGGATGATCCGGAGTCAAGCACAGTCACCTGAACGGAGTCAGCAGCAGTAACCATGTTGATTCCTGCGGCCTTCAGGTTGAACTGGATGATTGCAGCAGCGTTACTTGCGCCACCGTCAACCAACGAGTCAACGTCAGTGCTGGTGCCCACGTCGAGCGTCACGGAGGAGTTGCCCGAAGCCTCAAGGACTTCAAGAGCGCCACCGATCACCATCGTATCTGCAGGCAGATCGATCATCTTGACGATATCAGCGCCAGCAAGCGAGGTGTTATCCACCGCGTCGTAAACCGGGGAGGTGACGATGTACGGACGGGGCAGGTTGCCCGGATGTCCTACAGTACCGCCGCCGGTAATAGTACGATCATAAGTAGCCATTACTCAGTCCTCCCTACTAGTCGAGGCTAACAACGCCACGGACGATGGCTTCCGGACGGAGAACTTTCCGACCAAAGACATGCAGACCGCGAACGATGTCGCTGAAGGTTTCAGTCGAACGGACAACCTCGGTCTTCGCAATGTGCGAAGCGGTAGCCGTTGAGGACATGTGACCACCGAGAATCACGTTCTCAGAGCCGTCCGTAGCAAGGCCA